CTTGGAGTCCTAGGGTCCATCGTTCCTGCTGGATATGTAGCTCCGCTTGACTGACTCATTCTCCAGAAGTCGCCTGAAGATCCAAAGGCAAAGTTTGTCGGGTTGTAAGCCCCATTCTTTTGCTCCCAATCAAAGTAGATTTGAGAGTTGTAGTTGTAAACAATCGACGTGGAGTACCCTTTGCCAGTAAGCTCAAAGCACTTAAGTCTGTAGCGCATGTATTTGCGCTGTGAATCCATGAACCGAATGTAAGAAAACTCGGTGTTATTTGGTCCACTGTATGTTTCAGGACTGCTGATAATCAATGGAACAACCGCCTCATCTTCTACCAAAAAGCCTTGAGGAACAGCCCTAGTTGTCTTCCTACTGTCTGAATTGTATGCGTCGATCAAGTGCAGGCCGTCATCCGGCAATTGCACCATGAACTGAGGGTTGTCCTTAAAAACAACCTTCATCGTAGTCAGATCATTTACACCTTTGTATGTGTATGCGGAAAAAGTTACAGGCGTATTCAGTCTGATTGTGATAGCCGTAATGAACTCTCCAATCGAATCTGTGGCACTTTCGTAGGTAAAGTTGTACTCATCATCTTCCAGACTGAACTTTGTGCTGTCTGGTTTCGTAAGATAAATACCGTTCAAAAACTTTACATAGGTGCTGCTGATGGTTCCCTTTGCAAAGGCGTCTTCAGAAAAGTCTTCCAAGTAAATCCTTGGGAAGTAGATGTCCAACTCCATCCTGAACGGAGTTGTTTCTGACGTCACAAGCAGGTCTACATAAGACTCTGTTGCAAGTGGATCTCCAGATTCAGTATCAAGCAACTCTTCTGGAACTTCTACCAGCGAAATGGGATTGCCGGGATGCGTATCAAAATACCTATCTATGTCAGGCCATTCCTCGCGATCCCAAATCGTGTTAATGCGTTTGCTGGTAAAGTCGCGGATTGCGTAGAAGCTCTTGTCGTTCAGTGTAGCGCGATCAAGTCCAACAAGTTGGCAAACTCCAGACAAAACACTACTGAACGGAACAGTCTTCATTTATAGACGGTGCGGGATCTAAAGTTGGTGGACGGAACCCATCCTACACTGATTTCCTTTGTGCCGCCAGAGTTAACTTTGCACTGATTGTTGTCGCGCAAGAACTCCCTCATAAACCCCTTGTCATCCCAGCACTGATAGCCAAGTTTCTGCCCCCAGAAATGGTAAGCGTTACCCGGTATGCTGGCGACCTTTTGCCCAAGTCCTTCAATCGACTTATGGCGCATCTTGGTGTACTTGGCCGCTTGTTTCGACTCAATTTCAGCGTTTACGCGGTTCATCTGCCAGCCGCGGCGAAACTCAGCCTCCATCTGCACTGCTAGACTAGGGTCAATGTTAAGCATAAAATTGTGCCGTCTCTCCGGCTGTCACACCACTTTGCACTGCTGGCAGGTGTCGCTCTCTATGGACGTCTCTCCGTTAGTCACACCACTTCTAGAAACGCAACCTTAGTCGCGTAATGGCAGGTGTCGCTCAGAAGGCCTACGAGCTGAAGTCAAACTTGCCAAGACCCAGCGGGTTCCCGACAACAAGACCGCACACAGCCTCGACCACGCGAGCAGGACCACCACCGTTATCTGGCAGCGAACGCACTGCTGCGACGTTTCCGCCGTAGCGGACTTCGATCAAGTCCATGTTCAGGACAAGACCTTTGTACGGGGTCACCGTCCAGACGCCAGAGGCAATCGTGCCAAGGAACACCGTGGGGTGCAGTTTGACGGTTCCGAAGTCGCCTTGGAACACGTCCACGGATTGGATGTAAGCCTCAGCCGAAGCATCACGCTGGAAGGTCTGCACCTTCGTTGCGCCTGCGCCAGTCACGCTAGAAGTGGTCGTGGTGGTCAGAGCAGTCGTTCCAAGCAAGCCGGTGAAAGCACGCTTCAAATCGGTGCCAACGATGGCATCATAGGAGCGGTACTGACCAGTCTCATTGTAGATGCTCTTAAGCAGACCCTGCACAGCCGTGTCCGTCAACCCGCTGGATGCACCAGTAAGGATTGAGTCCGTGGGAGTGCGGAACTGCTCAGGGATGTTACCGGGAGTCGGGGTGCCCGTGCCCGCGGTGCTGATCCAAGTCTGAATCCCTGCCGTGAGGTAAGGAACAGAACCGTTGTCCTGCTGTGCTGTCTGGTTGGAGCAGAGGGTCGTTTCAATCGACCGCTTGCACTGGAGGATGGACTTGCTGACGTTGTACGCCAGCTCATCACGCACACCAGCCACCTGAGCGATGTCAATCGACAGGTTGGACACACGCACAGCATCCATACGGAACAACTGAGCGTAGTTAGCCAGCTCGGCGCGATAGCCAACATCCAAGTTGGTGTAGGTGCTAACGTCCGTGCCGTCAACCGTGCCGCCCACTTTGGGTGCAGGATTGCTATCAGCCTGCCAGCGGAAATACATATTCCCGGGCTTGCTGCCCTTGCGGGCCATAGACGTAAATGGCGTGTCTTTAGCGTCAACCATGCTGATCATGTCAGCAAGATCTTCGCGTTTACCACGGCCAGAGAGATTAGGTTCAGTAAGAAGTGCCATAAAACTAAGTGAGTTTGATTGGTTAAGGACTAAACTAAGTCCATTGCTTTGATAAGGTCTTCAATCCCCCTTACAGAATTGTCCTTTGCGAAGGACTGCTTGGCCTTTTGTAGATCGTTCTTTGTCGTCGCCACTGGTGCTGCCTTGACGGCTGGCTGTGCAGGGGCGCGTTTAATTGGTGCGGCTGACTTCTTCTGTGCCTTTCTCTCGCCGTAGGCTTGAATGCCCATGACAAGTAGACCAGCAACATGCTTCCAGTCCGCCCTGCGCTTCTTAAGCTCAGGAAACTCACGCAAGATCTGTTGAGCAGTTCGATACTCCTCAGTCTCAGGTTTGTTCCACCAAGGAAAATCTTTAACCACCTCACCTTCGACATATGCCTGTTGTTGCAGGTATTGCTCTCTGGCTGGTAGATCAATTTCCTTTCGCTTAATGGCTTCAATCTTCATGGTTTGAACTTCCTCCATAGTGAAGTCCCTGTCCGTTCCGTCTGCGAACGTCATGGTTCCACCTTCTGGATGTCTTTCGCACCATAAAAGAAGATTCAGTGCCACCTGCCGCTCTTTACGCACTTCTTCAAGTGAGCTTAAGCGTTCAACGGCATCTGAAACGTCCACCCGTTCTGTCGGCACCGAAGACTTTGCAGTCTCTAGTTCCTTTTGCAGTTCGGATAAACGCGCCTTTTGCGCTTCCAATTCAGCTTGAGCGGCCTTCTTCGCAGCAACTAACTTGTTGATGCGCTTCTGGACCCCTCTGCTCAAAGAACTTTCTTCAGCCTCGCTTTCTTCTTCAGCGGGTTGAACGGCTTCTTCTTCAGCTTCAACTTCCGAGTCCACAATTGGCTCCTCAGTCTCCACTTCAGGTTCGGCCTGCTGCTCCTCTTTGGCTGGAGCCGCCCCTTCCTCGTTAAGGAAATTTGTCTTAATGAAATCAGCTAGGCTATCTCCATTAAGTGATCCGAGGTTACTTGCAACGGGGTTACTGTCTGCCTCCTGACTCCCGGCATCAGGCTGTGAATTAGTTTTCGTCATGCTAAAAGGTAGCAAGTCCTTAATTTAATCAAACCAGTTGCGCTGGTTAGCCCGCTAATGGCGTTATGCCAAATCTTCGTTAGGAGTCAAGCCATTTAATTGTCTAGCATCCTGTCTAAATTGTACAAGTGTCGATAAAACAAGGTTAATACCATCGGCTGAACCACATGCGTGTATTCTATCTTCGCCCTTTGTATCTTTACCGATAGCAATCATCCACTGCTGTTGCTGCATGGATTCAATTAATTTGATGACTTCGCTCCAGACAATGTTTTTGCCTGAAAAGCCAAAGGCGTTCTTTTGATCTTCGGTCATTGTTGCGATACTGGAGTTACACCAATCCGGCCAATCTGAGCATTTTGCTGTTGCATAATACTCATTTGCAAACTCTTAACGTAGTTATCAAAGAGTGCTTTGAAGTTCTCATCCTGCTGGAGTGCCGCCTGTGCTTTCGGATTAGCCTGCAAGATTTGTTGCGCGTACTGCAACTTGGTTTGTGCGGCAGGATCGTTCTCTTGGTACAACGCCTCGTTGCCTAACAACATCATGCCGATGTCACTTTGCACATCCTTGAACATCTGACGACTTGCATCTTGCGGGTTCATAATCAGCTCTTGAGCCGCTTCTGGCGCAATAGCCTGAACCATCATGGCTGTAATCTTGTTACGATTCAGCACGCCGCCCGTGTCCATCTGTGCAATCTTGGTAAGGAAGTCAATTTTCTGCGCTATGTACTCCTTGTCCAAGTCCATGACATCGAACTTGACGGTAAGATCAAACTCGTTGTGGATCTCAGATAAACTCTGCGGCAGTTGTCCACCCGTGATACGCTGGATCTCCTGCGGACTCATGTACTGGCAACACAGCGAGAACATCTGTCGATAGATGCTTCTCCAAGTCAAAAGCCAAGTATTTACAAGCGTCTGCTGCGTGAGTTGTGTTTTCTGAGGCGCAACAAGCGGGTTGACAGTGCCAAAGTATGCCGCGTGACTAGCTTCAACACGCTCAATCAACTTAAATGCAACCGTGGGCTCGCGGGCCGGAGGTTCCATGAAGCTGTAGTCGGTTGGACTGACAACTGGCAAAGATACCCCGGGCCCAACTTTGTTGATTGCTCCAATTCTCTTAACAACCTTGATGGGCGGGAGGGTTGAGAAGGCAGTATGATCCCGGATGGAGTCGTGCTGGGCCTTGATTTCGTCTTGATCGGTGTGAGCAAGTTCAGGCACACCACGAGTATCGGTAATGGCGCGGCGAATACACTCACGACGAAACTCCACGAAAGGATACTCCCCATGAGCGTAGTCCAGTCTTTCGTGAATAGCATAAGAGATTCTTTCTTTGCGGTGATCCACGGCTGCCTGTGGACAGATGACGGTGTAGTAGATGCAGGGAGCTTTTCCATCGAGACTCTTGGTGTAGCAGTACACCACCTCAATCATGTTTTGGTAATTCAGCGCATTGTATACAAGAAGCTCGGTCGTCGGCAGGATGTTCGTGTTATACATCGTGCTGCTCTTGCCAGCCATCTGTACGGCCAGCTCAACCCAGTCCTTGTCCCAGCCTTCTGTGGTGATCTTCTCGCGGATCTCCACTTCACTCATCCATGTGCGACGGAAGATGACACGCGCACGCTGCAAGTCAGACGTTTCAGGCGGGAAGATGATTTCATCCCAAGGCTTAAGTGCAATAATCTCAGGCAAGTTCTTGCTGACATACTCCTCGTCGCGAGTCGTCATGCCTGTCTCTGCCAGCTCCTTGACCATCCGTTTGGCTTCAGCGTTTGTAACACCCGGAATCGCAGCTTCAATGATTGCCGCAGCCTCTTCAGACTGGCGCATGATCAGTTCAGGCAACTGCATCAGTGTCGGACTGCCGCTTTGCTGGGCAATCGCAATCACCTCATCCATCGTTACGGGCTGTTCACGCTTGCTGATGTTCTGTCTCCAGCCCACAAAAAACGCAGTCCAGCCATACTGAAAGGCATACTGTGCGCCAAGTTCAGCTTCACGCCTGAGTTCCAACGGCATCTTGTTGTCCCGAACCCAATGCAGAAGTGTGGTAGCTATCCCACTAAGGGGCGCGTCGTTAAGTTCAACGCCACTTGCACGGATGATTGACCGCTCAAATGCCGTCACAAGCAACGAGGACAACTCGTTACATGTTGAGTCAATCAAACGGTTGCGAACGTCACTTGCCCCTTCAAACGGCCATGCCGGGTCACCCTCGTTTCGAAGGTTGCTGTGCTTCTTCCCGTCGTCACTCTGGCCTGCCCAGCGTGCAAAGCGTACATCATCAAACTTGATCGTCAGGTTACCCTGCGTCGAGTTGATCATGGCGCGGTTGTATTCACTCAACAAATCCCCAACGTCAGGGACATTCGTCGCAATAGCCAGAGGATCAGAAGAAGCTGAATACATAGAAAATTGAAGTTCAATAAGAGCCGCATTTTGACATTTGCATCATCTGCTTTTCCCATTGTTCACCGCCAAAGTGTTTAGGTTGCATGACAACAAGGTAGCCCAAAGCATCAATAGGATCTTTACTAGCACCCTTTTGACCATCAGCTCCAGTCCATTCCCTTAAACTATAAATCAAGTTTTGACAAGAGTCATGCACCATTATTTTTGGATGGTTAACTCCTCTTTGAAGTGGTTTTTCCCTGTCATAACATAACATGTCATTGATCAAAATGACACGTTCCTCGACTGGAACCGCTACAGAAGGCAATAAATACAGTGGAACTGTAGCTTCAGCGAACAAATCCACAATTGTAACACCTCCCTCCTTGGTTATCGTCTCCGTACCAGCGGTTCTAGGATCAATATAGCGTTCAGCGATCTCTTCCCTAGTGTTTCCCTGCGTTTCCAGCCCCCAAATCAGCTCGCTATACTCGTTTACGCCCCTTCCAGCTCCGCTTCTCTGTGCAGGGCCGGGTCTACCATCAGGTTTGTCACTAGGTAAAGCCCATTCGCCGTAGCTTTGGTCCGGCCATTCCCTGTAAATCCACAATATACCGTCAGGATCAACCCTACCCCACAGCATAAACCAGTTTCTCGCCCCGGCTGGGTCAACAGCCATGTAGTTTGTACCTTCAGGTGCCATGTCCAGGACGTTCTCTTTGAAGATGTTAACGTCTCCAAAGTAAGGAAACTCCGTGCCAGCCGTCTGATCCGCCCAACCATAACACCGAATCTTAATGTCGTGCGTGGATCTTCCGGCAAGTTCCTGCTTCATCCGAGTCCAGTTGTTGTACGGATTCAGTTTCGAGTGAAACCAAATGCAGGCATGGCGTCCGTAGATGTTCTCAGCCATGTAGGGCATGTTCCCCGCGGGCACCCCAATCACATTCCCATGCGGCAATAGCTCACTCTCTTTCCAGCTCACGATCCGAGCTGAATTGATGTAGTCCTTAACAGTCTGCGTATACCCTTCGACTGGAGTAAAGGTTACCAATAACTTTCCATTCCTTGTCACAAGACGGTATCTAAGCGTATTCAACCAGTCCTGCGGCACTAATTCATCACACCAAACAAAGTCTACCTCGCCACCTTCAATAACCTTAATATCCTGCTTATAGTTTAGGAACCAAATCTGGTTCTTCATGTAAACAGCAGTATTCTCACTAAAGCCATTCTTTTGCGTGAAGCTGATTTGAATGTTATGGTTACGCTTACTTTCTTTAAGTTCAGGCGGCAGGTACTTGTAAAATACCGTTTGCTGCATTGCGATGCTCGTCATGCTGCTGGTGTGCAGGCACCAGATCCTTAAGCCGCGGTTCTGTATCCTTTCCTGTATCCAAGGCGGCACTGTCCCGGACAGGTTCACCCCAACAAACGCCTGAGCCATCCTCTTGGCTGCCCACTCCGTTTTGCCTGCCCGGTTACCCCCAAGTGCCACCACCTCATTGTACCTAGTCAAAAGGTCGTCAGCATCCTTCCACGAAGTTAACTCCGCCCCATACCTGTAAGGATCGTTCGCCTCCGCCCTAACCCTGTTCTCCCTCACAATAAACAACTCCATCACCTTCTCAGGGCCGACATTCCTAATCATCAACTCACGCTCTTCAGCGTTGGGCGAAGGCAGGGTCGGGTGATCCGTGAGTTTGTACTTCAAAATCTTCTCTATAAGCCTATTTTTTTCTGTTGAGTCTGTTGACATATGGAGAGTTTTGAACTAACTTTGTTGCGTTGTCAAATAGACAGCCGTGTAACCTCTGGGAATCGAACATGTTGTCGGCCCACAGGCGAAGGAGAGGTTCCCCTTGCATGAAAACCGGGGGGGATTAAAAACTCGGGAGCTAGGAGCCCGATACTTCCAAGTAGTCCACGAGAGAAGACTAGCGTAGGTTGACTCGGGTACCCTCTGCGCGTGACTTGGTAAAAGCGAAACGAAAGGCGACGGTGACGGTGAGTCATCTTACTTCGAGTTGAGCTAAGTAACTTACAGAAAGATTTTCTCTTTTTGTTATCTTCTTCCAAAGGGTTACTTATGCTCACTCAGGTTCTGGTTCTGGTGAGGTTCTTACTCTTAACTCTTAATCGTAAAAACACATAGCGAGCTTCAGCGAGCGGACAAAGAGAAGAACTTGAAGGAAAGCTAAGTCTAGCTTTGCGGTTTACCTAGAAACAAGTTAAGTCCTTTACACCGTATCCTTTGACCACGCTTTAAAAGGATTCCCTTCCCTCCAACAAAGATAGTCTTCCCACTTATTGTCCTCACATATCTTGTGTTTGGAAAGATGTTTGCCACTACATCTTCAAAGATGTGCTCATCTTCTTTAGGCAACTCCTCAAGTTTAATCATCTTCATCGGAGCAACGTCAACTTTGACCTCATCTTGGTCTATCTCCAACTTCTTCTCCAAACTTGTCAGGATATCTTCCCGGTAAACTCGCTTCCTGCCATCCAAACATCGCTTATCTTTGACCCAAATCCAGTCAACTTCCTCTTTCCACCCCTCTAAACGCTTCGTAAACCCCTTGCCATACACTTCCTTCACCTGCTTCTCGCTTACATCAAACTTTATGTCCATGCCGTCCACCTATACGACACCCACATAATACGTCAACCAAAGTGTAAAGAAATCATACACTCCTCGACAAAGAAAAAGCCCATCACCCGGGTAAAGTGACAGGCCTGTCGCCAGCCAGCGAAAGCAAGCAACATGGGCACGATAGTCGAGTACAGGCAGGGCGTCAACAGGCATGGGCCCATTTGCGAAAAAAAATCTACGTGAGGGGATGCGTCGCCTATTCCACCTCTTTTAAAGGTCGATCCCCCTCCCCCCCTATCAAATTGCAATTTGCAATCGATGCAAGGGGAGAGAGAGTCGAATCTGATTATGCGTTAATGCGAATCATGCTCGCCGTACACGGTAAACCTTATGGGTGCGGGTGTGTAGGGTCGCATAGGGCGGGTTGCGTTTGAGTGTGTAGGGGCAGGGGGACGCATCCTAATCCCATTTCCATTTCCCTTACCCTTACCCTTTCCCGCTTGCCCTAAGCGACGCCCAACGTACTCACATATCGCCACAGCCCCGCAAAGGGCCGTCACAATAATCATAGGGGCACAGATTGCAAATGAAGCGAAGATGATGTCTCTCATAAATACTGCCCCCAATCCGCACAGAGTTCGCATAGAAACGTGTTTCGGCCCGAGCGATAGGAAACCTCCTTTGATCCGCATGAATGGCAATCCAAGGGAATCAAATCCCGAGATGTGCTTTGCCGATATTGGCGACCGAATCCGACTCCGCTCCAATACGGGGCCGAATCCAGATTGCAATTTGACTGCCAAACTTCAGGGGTGCGCCAACTGCCTTGCCCCTCATTAGCGATTAAGAGTCTCCCTTCATTATTAAGGAGAGCAATCTTGCCATAGCCCAATTTTGCAATATCCGCTTCGATGCCTTGAATTGAAATGCGTTTAATCGTTCGGAAATAGGCTTCTGAGTCCGTGATATCCCCTTCAGGTTTAATGGCCGAAAAGATTCCGTTGTGAGCCCCAACCCAAGCAACGCGCTTGTCTGATACTTTCGGTAGGTTGAAGGGGTGAACATTATTCAAGCTTGCGCTTCCATGCGTGCCCATTCGCCAGTGTAAAAGGGCAGGAACATTATCAGGAATCCGCTGAACCGAATCCCAAGCGACTTTCTCAGTAAGCGACTTGGTTATCTTGAGCTTGCCATTCTGAGCATAAGCGATTCCGAATCCGTCGCTATTAATCCGCCATGCGTTTGAGAATTCTTCTTTGCTTGGCTTCCAACTTCCATTCTTTCTTGCTACTAATAAACACATAATATTTACTTTCCTTTCTTTTACTTTGTTTCAATTAATTTGATTTGATTCTGTATGATTTCAGCACCCGCCCTTGCTAGATAATGCAATGCCCTTCCCTTTGCGAGCCTCTCCAAGCCTTCAACGGCGTTCAAGTAAGCTTCCAGCCTTCTAATATTTAGACTGCCCGAAAAAAGTCTCCACTCGATTCGATCACGGCTTGAAAGATTCAACGCCGAGTATTTACCCTGATGTCCCCTTGCAAGAGCCTGTAGGCGTCTCCTTGCCCCGTACAAGACAACATTCGAATAAGGAGAGTAGGAGTCACATTCGCGACCAGCCAAGCGGATTAAAAGGCTTTTATTTCGCTCGATTAGATAGACCAGCCTAGCAAGTTCTCTCTCGGTCCACTTTGCCCTATTGCGGTTGATGTGACAACCTGCCCAACGATTGCGCTTTTTCTTCAAGGACCAGCTAAGGCCTTCAAAATCTTTTGCAACCTTACAAACTTTTGCAAGATCGCATAATAGAAGCTCTTTTGTCTCATAGAAACAAAAGATAAGCTCAATCCCCCTTTGTGAACATAGGCTTCCATCTTTTTCCCAAATGAGCTTGGGAAGATTCAAATCTTTAATGATTGCGAGAAATTCACTTCTTTCGCTTTCAGATGGAAGCTCCAATTCAAGCTCCAAACTCCAGAACGGATAGTCTTCTTTTCCATGTGGAATTCTTGGGCGGGTGGCCTGATGCCATGAAGGGATTGTTTCCCTAGTTTCCTCCGCGCAATAAACGCATAGAACAGCATCATCGCAATCCGCCCTTTCCTCATTTGAATATGTTTCATTGCAATGTTCACAGGAGAATGCCGAATCTTCAAAGCAAGGCGAACACCATATACGGTTTCTCCCATTAGAGCGGACAAAGCAACCCTCGTGAGGAAACCTATTGTGACACTCAGCGCAATCTTGCCCCTCACTGTAAGCGTGCCATTCGGAATCATACTCATAAGCTTCGGTATGGTGCGCCCATCTTCCATCCTGCAAGACCACGCAATCGTCTTCGGGATGCCAAGCATGGGAGAATTCACAATAAGTTAGGTTGAACCTTGTTGCGATGCGCGCTTTTCGGCGGGCATCAAGCAATCCGTTTCGGTTTAGAGCATTTGATGCTATAGCGTTCAGTCTCATAATATTTAATGTGTTAATGTGTTAATGTGTTATTTGATTGAATTGAAAAGCGCGATTAACTCCCCTTGAGAAGGGTAGCTCAACTGGCTAGGGCAAATGGGAGACTGGTCTAGTTTTCTCCACCCTAGCAAAAAACCATCTTTGAAGATGTTAAGTTCGCGCTGTGATAGTTCACTGGGGAGCAATGCTACGTTTAATTCTTCGCGAACCGCATACATGGCCCTTATCGCATCGTTGGCCATATTCTCATAACACTCCAAGGCGCACTTCGAGTTCTCAGCTTCATGGCGTGCATAGTCTTGAGCCCATTTGAGAGCCGCGATGGCATCGCGCAAGGTTTTAGTTAATTCTTCGATTCTTCTAATGCTCATATGTATCTGATTTTCAGTATATTCGGTTTATTTCCTTAGCTTTCGGCGTGAAAGCTAGGGGCACCCATTAAACGCCATAGGACATGGCAAGCAACAAAAAAAGCAAAGCGAGCCTCCTTTTATGCATCCAAGCACAAAAAGCACTATAACCAACGCATCATGCAAGCCTGCACAAGCTGGAGAATATTTTATTCTCGGCTTGGATTCTTGTCGTCGCGGTGTGACCTCGTCGGGCTTTGCCTTGGTGGCAGCCCGGGCACCCTGGAGCTGTCGTCGATCGCGGCAAACAGCCTGGCGCTAAGTTGCAAATTTCGAAATTCAAAATTTCGAATTTCAAATTGCCAACTTGCTTAATTGCAAATTTCGAAATTCACTTTTTCCCCATGGCTTTTGCAAATTCACCGTCGATCTCAGCGTGAGCGTGCAGGTGGATATGCTGATGCAATTGATCTGGCATCTTGCTTTTCTCTAGTGCCATGAACTTGTCGAGCGTGATTCCTAGGGTCAGCACAGCGTCTTTAGGAGCCATTTCTGGCAGGGTATCCTCAACTCTCTGCATCGCCCCATTGATGAGGGTTTGCATCTTGTTTTTGAGGTTTGTAGCAAAGTACGAATTTCGAAATTGAGAATCGTAGTCCAGATAATAGGCTTTGATCTCGTTGACCGTGTTGTGGCTTACATTGACCTTGTCAGCAATGAAGTAGGAACTGTGCCCTTGACAGTATAGTTCAAGAATCTCCTTCCGTTGATCCTCTGAAACGCCCGCAAACAAGCCTTTACCGTTGGTCTTCGCCATGGTGACACCAACGACATGATCTTCAATACGGACATTTGCCAGCCCTGCAAGCTGGCGTGCGCGGGTTTCCGCGGATCTATATTTCCTCTTTTTCTTTGGCTTGGTCTTCTGGTCTTTCATAGACGATTACCTCAATATCTAAATCCGAAAACTTAAGCGATATAGGCGCAGTTTCACCCATAACATCGCCAACCAGCAATCCTGACCCCACAAACTTTACTGTGCGCCCCTTGTATCGCACCCTGAAGCCCGTGTCTTGGTCTTTCCAAAGACCTTCATCATCCACGAAAATGGTGTGGTCCCTGTCCAGACGGATGGTATCAACCATATCGCACTTAAGAAAGTGATACAGTGAATGGAGTTCTCCGTCAAAACTGACAAGTCGTGCAGTTTGATTTCCAGCATCAAACAGAAGGGCTGTTGTATTTTTTAGTGATACCATGTCTTCTTTTAAAGTTTCTCTCTTTTGCTTCTAGTTCACCGCAATCAAAACAGTATTTTTGTATTGGTACGTTCTTAGTGTAATTCTGCCCGCATTTCGAACAAATGCCAGCAGTCTTTTTCACTTTGCTTTCTTTTCGGTCAGACAACATGGGCGGGAATACAATGATGTTGCGCCTCAGTGCCTCAAGTACGATACGGTTGGCTTGCCTGTAAAAGTCTTCTCCCAGCTTTGCTTGTTTCATAGATCGAGTTCTTTGGAGGCTGTGATGGCGTTGTGCATGTCCCAGACTGTAGCTGCGGCCTTGTCATAGTCTTGATCGTCACAGTCATCTAATGGCTGCGACTTGAGCAGTAGGGCAACACTGGCATCGAGTAATGCCCGAAGCTGTAGCTTCACGCATGATAGTTCAGCCCTAAGCGCACTGCTTTCGACAACAATTCGCTCTGCATCCTTCTCCCTGCGCTTAACCTCCTCCTGCATATCTTTGACGCGCTGCATCTTTTTCTCGCGACTGGCAAGTTGAACGGAAGCACGCTTGTAATCATCCTCAACACTGCGGAACAGCCAGCCGATACGCTCTTCAATTCGAATAAGTGCCGCCATGGACACAAGCCTGCCCCGCACATCATGTTCAAGCCGCCCCTTGTTTGATCCCTCGGCATCCGGCCAGAAGGCAAACACCCTGTTAATCAGTTCGTTTTGTATTATGCTCTTTATGTTTTTTTTCATTTTTTAGTTTCTGTTAGTGTTGTGTCATTTTTGTTTAATGTATTCTATCCCAGCAGCATCGAGAAGCGCGTATAGTCGCTTGGCCTCTTGCTTCCATGTCACCTTCTTTGGTGGCACTTCGATGTCAGCCAGCCGTTTCAGTTTGTTGATTGTACCTTCACCAATGCCTGAAAGCTCCTTGCTTGCCAAGGCATCCACAAGGCCGTCCCTACCCCTTATGTTGTACGCATCAATATAGCGAGCCATCTTGAAGTTGAGCGGCGCAAGCCCGGTCTGCGCTTCAATGCGGCGTATCCATAGTTGTCGTGGGGTAAGGCTCACTTCTGCGCCTCCTCCCATTTTTTTCTCCATTTTTCAAACTCAATCCAAACCGCTGGATTAGTTGGACACTGGCACTTTTTATCTGTGCCGTCTTTGTTCATCCAAATTGGGCCTAAGTGTTCGCTAAAATCAAACCTCCAAATCTTGCCTTCAACCACAATTTCTTGATCCATTGCGTCTGGTAGCGATACAAAACAACTTCTGGTTAATGGAACAGTTTTCACTTCTGCACCTCCATTTCGGTGGCGTCACCAGATTGGTCATCCCATTTACCAAGCGTCCGCAGAAACGCTTCTGCGCGTTCACGGGCGGTTGTATGAACGGCATAGAACCATCCGTATCCTTTGGGCCATAGTAAATCACAATAATCGTCAATCTGTTCTTTGCTTATCACCTTTTCCGCCTCATGCATAGCGTTGAGGTCGTGGCAGTAGTTTGGGATTTCGCAATACATATCTGTGCAATTTGGTGGTCGCATGCAGTTTTCTTTGCAATTTCCCCACCACCCACACGCCTCGGCAATCCGCTGATTAATTTGTTTGTCAGTCATTCTGCCACCTCCCATTTCCCAAGCGTCCGCAAAAATGCCTCTGCACGTTGACGGGCTGTGGCTGTAATGTGTGGAAATGTGCCACTTCCGTACCATGTAAACTCGCCTCCAAGATCGAATAGAACTCTTAGTAGCTTAGTTGGATAATTTAGCCTGCAACTAACATCTAATGTCTTCTCCGCTAAGTGCATAGCGTTGAGATCATTTGCCCAATCCCACAATTCATCGCAGGTGCAGTCAATTCCGTTGGCAGTCCATACATAGACGCCGTCTTCTTTGCGCCAGCCCATCGCATCAGCCATGGCTAGGTTAATTTGTTTGTCAGTCATTGCAGTGCCTCCCTTGCTATCTTACGCACGGCATCCATACGGTCTGGCAACGCAATCACGAAGTCGCAGTCGCGTATACGTTCTAGTGCGTCACGCAGCCTCTCAATTGCAGCAATAGCCTTTTCCATTGTGCGTGTGGCCTCGCTGTCTGCATCCATAAGCACACATTCTTCAAGTAATTTATCTAATGGTGTCATTTTGATTGTATGTTTGGTTTAAGACCTGCATTGCAAGCCCATCCAGCTCAATTTGAGAGAAGACAATGCTGTCCTCTAGTCTCTTGCATAGCTTTCTAAGTTTACTTAACCGCCTTACCTTCTGCTCCAGCTTTTTCCGTGCGCTTGCGTATGCTTGTTGCTCGTCAGTCATAGTTTCTTTAGTATTGTTTGTATCTTGTTGCTTACTTCAGTGAGAACATCTCTTGCTTGATCCTGCCAGATGTTTATTTCGCCGCCGTAGACTTGATGTTGCGCGTACCCTACAAGATATCTCTCCAGTCGTAATAGCGCATTGGTCAGCTTACGCACTTCTTCTTGCGCTTGCTTCTCGTCAGTCATTACGCGCCTCCTCGTCTTTGATTGCATCCCACATGGCATCCGCTTCCATCTGGTGATACCGGGCCAATAGGCGCAGTACACAGATGAGTGTCGTATCTTCTTCAGACTCACCAAAGTCTTCTACATATATGGCAATGCGCCCCAGCATCTGCGAGTGTTTCTTGAGTTGTTCGATGTTGTCGCTCATTTTGCCGCCTCCTTCTGGCACTGGCATTGGCATGTGATTGACCGTATCCACGCGACTTTCAGCTTGTATCCGATGTAGCACATCACAATAAGGACGGCTACAAGTATAGTTTTACTCACTTCGCCACCTCCTCTTGGATATGCTCCATTAAAACGTCCTTCAATTGCTTGGCAACTTGTCTAGCTCCGTCAAACATAAGAATAGAAGCAGCAATTTTACCCCCACCTACCTGCATAAGTTTATCATCACCACGTTGAGCTAAAATCACAACTGTTTCGGTTTTAAGCATCTCTCTAATCATTAGGATTGCCGCCTTAAAAACTCTCGCGTCGCAGTCTGGAATGTCGCTCATTTCACTGCCTCCTTCTGTGTCAGCTTGTACGCTTCCGCCAACACAAGGTCAGCGTCGAGTAGTGCAGCCCGGTCTTGCGCGGATGCTGAGTGAGCGTCGTAATGACTAAGCAGGCAATGCTTGAGATGCTCCAGTGCTGATGCCGCCTGCTGTGAAATGTGCCTGTACTTTGCAAGCTCGCCTCTGAGTTGAGAGATCAACTCCACCTGCTTGTTGTGTACTGTAACGTACTGCGCCAATTGATTTTCTAGTTCTTTCATATCGTTTGTTAGTTGACTGACACTTTCTCCAATAGCGATCTGCTGTTGCAGTCGCAAGGTTTTTATCTGCTCCATCAAGTTGTCGATGACTTGTGCGCTCATTGATTGCTGAATGTGGCATGTCTGCCACTGAAGTTAAGGTTGATACTGACTCCGCATGGACCACTGCGTTGTATTGGAACACTGATCTCCCGCACTGTCGGATCATCAGTCAGCTTCACGACTATCACGGCGTTTGCATCCTGTCCGATAGCACGGCTTTCACGGGCTTTTCCTTGCTCATTTAACTGCGTAAGCGCAATCACCAAGCAACCCAGTTCAAGGCTCAATAAACGCAGTCTGCGGCTTACCTCGGCCACCTCCCGTTCCCGAGTGATGTCTTTAAGCGTGGATAGATCGCAGCGCACTAGCTGAATGTAATCGACCATGAGAACACCCAGCCCCTCCGGCGACTTTGCCATTGCCCGTGCCGCGGCTACGATTGCGGAGATGTCATGCAGATCATCGCGCACAATGATGTTGCTTCTATCGAGCTTCTGAATTGCTCTGCATGTACCGCTGACATCAGCCTCAGTTTTTACTCCCTCGGCCAGCGCACGCAGGCTGACCTTTCCATTTATCGCAACCAGCCGATCAATGATCTGCGGAGTTGACATTTCGAGACTGACAATTAGCGCACCCTTTTTCGAATTGTGTAAGTTTGTTTTCAAGTGTGTTTACAAGTTGTTTGAGATCGCGGATGTGTTGCTGCAACCCTGCCACGATGTCGATTGTGTTATTTGAGCTGTCTAGTTCCGTTGCCGGGGCGGCTCGATGTGTTGCTTTTCTGTCCTTTGTATTTTTCGATTTTGAGTTCACAAGTAATGATGTCTGTTGATTGGTTTTGTGGTAATTTTTCTATCTGGCTAATGTGGGCTTGTGCGCCCTCCAGCGGACCTCGGAACACTACATCCCTCACAATCTTTGGCCTTGGGAGAGATATGTCTCCAATCACCTCAGTTGTGCGGATAATTACGTATTCCATGTCTTTGCCGTAATGGTTCTAAGCACTGGCAATCCCGGCCATGCATCAAGTTCCTGACAATGTTTGAGTCCTGCAACGGCTTCATCGAGCTTGATGTTTGCAAGCTCAAGTACCTGCTGCTCTGGCTTCACCCATTGCGCGAGATGCGGCTCCTCGGTGTCCACGACAAGGAAGTAGAAATCAACCTCATCAATGGTGTGGATCTGCTTTAAGCCATAAGCATACCATGCGGCCTGCCTATCATACTTCAATCCAAAGAACTTTGAATCAAAGCGCATAATGTCGCTGGTAGTCTTCAGGTCAACGATTGCTGGTCTTCCCTTGATCTCGGTAATGAGATCCGGCCTGCCTTTGCACTGCATTCCGCCACGTTCCCAGAACATTGAACCTTCAATGATCTGCTTTGCGGTAATCATGCCGAGTAGTGGTTTCACAGCTTCTACCGAACCTTCAATGCGTGCGGCCTCCTCGGCGTTAACGACGATCTTGCCTTGATTGTCGTAGCAGAAGGCTTCCCATTCTGCCTTCCCGGCATTTGTGCGACGATTGATCTCAGGTGCCTGCACATAGTCCACGCGCCCCTCAAGAGCAAGTGAATGAATGCAAGTGCCAAGTTCCATTTCGCGACTAGGCTTGAACTCCTTTGCGCCCCTCCACTTGTAGTATTTAGGGCAGACGCTGAAGGCGTCGAGTTGATGTTTGCTGAGTCCGTCAAGTTTACGGTACTCGTCCATCGGCAGATTTTGAATCAGTTCTCTCTTCATTTTGTAGGTTTGTAGGTTTTGTTTACTTGCAACGCGCCACATCCAATGACGTGTCCAACGCTGTTGCGGATGAGTTTACATGGGCTGGCAATGTCTGCCCGCTCAGGCAGCGCCTCACGAACGTGACTAGGCACGACATAAAGCACGCCTCTTTTTGGATCAGGTAAATTAGAAACGCCAGCAAATTCTGCTGCCATGATTGGAATTCCGCTGATTACGTCAACCTGCATGAGGTGTCCGTGACTGCGTGCGGACATGCCGCTTGGCTCAACGTCTCCATATCCCGTGATGTTAATTTTGTGTGGTGTTAGATTTACTAATTTCATTTTGAATGAATGATACGATGTTTAATGCAAGTGTTGTTTTTCCCGCTTTGGTTTCTCCTCCAATAACGATGAGATCTGAGTAGCGCATTGGTATGATGTTGTCCAGTTCGTGATACCCGGTGCGTACACGCATCGTGTTATCATCCCCTGTCTCATATCGCGTCGAGGCATCCATGAGTTGATCTCGAAAAGACTTTACCTTTGGAGGCTCAATCTCGTTTTGAATGCCCTCGGTGACGGCCACAAGTGACGGCAGGAATGTTGCCAGATCCTCAGTCTTCACCTCGGTGAGCGCGTTGTGCAGAACCATCTGCATGGCCCTGCGCTTTGCTGCGACACGTGTCAGCTCGATGAACTCGGTAATGGCACCAAGTATCGGGCAGACCGTGTATAGCTCGCTCAACTCATGGAACTCCAGCGGAGTCTTTTGGCGAACCATCTCATAGATGACTCGGATGTCGGAGGCTTTGCCTTGGCCCACTTGTTGCAGGATGACTTCGGCAATCACGCGCAGACGCATGTTGAAGATGTCAGCAACATTAAATGCCATGTCTGTGATCTTCAGAAGCGAGTCTTCAGGATGATTCAGCATGATGCTGACAAGTCCTTTCTCTGCCTCTTCAGCTTTGCACAGCTCCATGTCAGCCGGGGGCGGGTTACCAGCCTTCTGTCGTTTTGTTTGCATTTGCTAGTAAGTTGTCGTTCTGTTTGCGTGGTGCGATAGCTGCCATTTTGCTGGCCTGTTCTTCACGGAACTTGCGTGACCGTCTAAGCCATCCCGAAAGATACCTGCCTGTGCCATCTTTGGACTTGAGCTTTTGCGGGCTTGAGATCAGCCAGTTCTGGGCTTCACGGTACTCCTCAAGGACGAATGCCTCTCCGTAAGTTGCAACATGGTTTTTGATAAGTTGAGGCGGAGGAGTGTACTTGCCGCCTTTGCAGGGAAACTCAAAGTTCAAGTCTTTTAGGTACTCGGGTTCCCCCTTTTCCCCATCTTCCTTCCTTTCCCCCACACCCCCTATCCTACCATCTTCCCCCTTTTCCCCTTCCCTGCTTTCATTTTCAAGATCCTCATTCGAAGGAAAAGTTGGTGAAGTGTTGTACTTCCACATTGCTTTGTCCAACGCCTCAGTTGCCTGTTCCGCGCTCATCGTGTCATCACCAAGGATGTCCGCGCACTGGGCGAGCTTTCCTTGATAGGCCTCGACAAGATCCTGCACGGACTGCACAGGCGTTGGCTTATCGAACATGCGGACTGGCTCGCCGTGCGATTCTGCTGGCACTTCTACCGGGGTGTCCTGTACTGGCTGATAAGGTACAGCGGATTCGATAGAAGCTGGCTTAGAATCGTCGATTGGAATATCGAGTTCAATCTTGGTGCCGCCTGCGGTTGTGATTCGTAGTTTAATCATTTGAACAGCCCTCCATGTCTGCCTTAACGAGCATGGCAATTTCAACCAGCTTTTCGCGCACATCTTCCAGCTCGGAAAACTTGATGGCGTTGCGGATTAATTGCATCTCCGTGATGCCTTGAGCTTCGCCTCCTTGAAGCAGGCTGACAAATACGCCGTAGGTGAGCGCCATAGCCTCCATGACTCCTACATTTCCCTTTGGCGTGGCAACCCCGATCTTCCCATCTTCGTGCCGTGTAATAAGCACAGCACTGACAACGTCATTTCCAATTTCTATTAAGTGTCTACTCATGTTTTTGTTTGTTGATTGTTTGCGCGTTGCCGCAGTCGCGCCCCTGCTACCAATGTGAAGTGTCTAGTCTCTCCCAGTGTTACACCACTCAGCGACCGGGATCTCCCAGTCCTTGCTCGCCGAAAACTTCCAGCGGGGTAGGTGTCACAAAATTGGATGGTATTCTCCCTTGCAGGCGTCCATTCCTTCTCGCAATAGTTGAAAGAAGAAGTGAGCATCCATCGTCACCTTCCAAGAAGAGCGACTCTTCTTGTGAGCAACAATGTAAGGCTTGACGCCACGATCTCGATCAGCCTGCTCACAGGCTTTCTCAAGATTGAGGGATTCGACAAACTTAACTTCCATGTGAAGGCCTTTAAGCTCATCACATAGCACGTCTGGACTGTCAGATCCCCCAGAGAACTGCTGGCCCCGCCTCGCGGTGAAGCCAGCTTCCCTGAGCATGTCACGCCATAAACGCTCTCCCCTAGCCCCCTTGGCTCGGGAGTTGATCTTTTTTGGCATTTTTAATGAATGCGTGGATTTCAGCTTCGTCAAAGCGCATAGTGATTGGACTAAAGCGGAAGCAAGGCAATACGCCCCTCTTCACCATGCCAAGCACCGTGTGAACTGACAAGCCAAGCATTTTGGCAACATCTTTGGTTTTGATAAACTTCTTCATTACCATCCAGCCTCCTGTTCGAGTTCATCCTTGGGTTGAGCTTTTGGCTTCGACTCAGTAACAGTAAACGTCCGGGCAAGCCCTGCGCGTTCCGCCGCAATAAAGAGTGAGGAAGCAATAGCCTGAAGATGATCAGCAGAAACGCCATCTTCGATTTGCGAGTCAACCCACTTTGCCGCCTTCACGCACTCCACCATCAACTGCGCGTTTTGATGGATGAACTCCTTCGGACCGACTGCTGGAGTAGCGTTATAAGGAGCAACACCGACCCCGCCATTTGATCCTCCAATCGGACTCTTGCTTGTGACTGGCGCGTGTGGCTGTTGGTTGCTGAGTGGACCTGCGGCAGCTAGTTCAGCGTCGGTGAAGATCTTCCCGTTCTTGTTACAGGATAGTTCCTTTTTCTTTGCCCAGTCGCTGTAACTAACACGAAGACCATCCAAGCCTTTTCTGGTTGCCGTTGACCTTACGGTAATGTGCTGGTTGCGTAGATCACTGAGATCTACATCACTCCAAATCCCTAGCCGGACTTCTCCAGTGCTATCGGTCACTACAAGATTGTAAGGAGCCTTGGGACTCTTTGGAGGATAGACGGCCTTCACGTTGAAGGACATCTCTGGAATCACTGTATTAGTATCAAGTGACTGTATATCTGCAATTTGTGTCATACTACTTGTTGTTTTGTTTGTCGCCTTCACCGTGAAGACGATGCCTCAAGCTACACCGCGAAACATGCGATGCAACTAATTTCCGTACAATTTATCGTCTTTTCGACGAACTTCCGCGTTGTTGCTTCGCAGCTTCACGCTTGACGCGATATGCGATTGCCAGTGCCTGTTTGGTTGGTTTACCAGCACCCAGCTCACGCTTGAGGTTTTCAGTGAAGGCCTTATCGGACGTTGACTTTACGAGCGGCATATTTGTTTGAGAGTTTGATGGCTGATTCAAAGTCGTCAGTGATCCCGACAACCCCGGCTCCTGTGTAAAGTACACGGTACTTTCTTTGTGGAGTAAAGACGATTCTAGCTCCGGCTGGAATTCGCGGGTCAGAGATGCCTTCCATCTCAACAACCTTTGGCTGTGCTGCTTCCTGAGCTTTCTTCTGTTCAGCAAAGTCCTGCATGCGCTTTGCCGCCTGGGCATCTTGTTCCTTAAGTAAGGACTCCATGGCAATTCCACGTTCTACTGTACGTGAACGTCTAGCCATAGCTTCAGCTTCCTCGCCAGCCTTCCTGCGCTCGGCGCTGCCAGCCATCGCTTGTTTCTCGGCCATCGCCTCCTGTGCAAAGAAGTCCTTCACGTAGGCATCATAAGACTGATCCTGCTCTTTCAGCAGGTTGTCCATCATCTTTGCACGTTCCTTGCGAGCTTTGGCGCGATACTTCTCCATCACCTTGTCTGCTGCGGATTGTTTCTTTTCTTGCTCAAGGTAGATGCGTTCATTTTCATCCCGGATCATCTTTGCGATACGGTTTGAAATGCGGTCATATTCTCCGCCACGTTCAACTGGGTTGTCCCGTGCAATATCACGTTCCTTCAAGAGCTGCTCCATCGCTGCTGCGCGTTCTTTCGTCGCAGACTTGCGGTATTTATCCATGATAGCTTCCGCCTTCATGGTACGCTCTTCGCCTTCCTTTAGTTGGATCGCCCGCTCTTCCTTGAGCATTCCGGCAATCCTCTCACTTCTTTTGGTTTCTTGCTTCTGAAGTGCTTCCAGTTCGGCTTGCTTCTCACTGTCAATACGCTCCAGTTCTTTTTGTGCCCTAGCCTTCTCGGCATGATACTTGCGGATCTTGCTTAGAGAGACAGTGCCATTCTTGTTTAGCAGCTTAAGGGTGACAGCTTCGTCTCTTGTCATTCTTTCATAGGTGACATTTGACTCCTCAGCAGGAAGCTCAACTTCAGCTTTCTTTTTACGTTCAGGTAATGCAGGAGCCTGATTGCGAAGGGCTGCGGCTACAAGTTCAGCAGCTTCCCTGCGAGCTTCCGTGTTGGACTTGTCGTTTTGGTCCAGCTTGTCGAGAACAGCATACATCTCATCCAAGGAGATGTTTTTGTTGAAGTAGTTCCTGACGGTCTTATCTGCCAAAGATCTGTTTGAGTTAACAGGATCAGCAAATGCGTTGTCTGTGGATTCGATTGCTTCCTTCTTGCGGCGTGGCGCAAACTGAGCATCCATGTCCGGCTGTTCCACAACGGGCGTCTTAGCATCCTCTTTGCTTGTCCGCTGGTTAGCTGCCGTCTCAGCTTCTTCCAGATTGCCGTGGATACTCTTGCGATCACCATCAAACAGGATTGCCTTGCCGTCCGGCTTTACGATGATCCGCTTGCCGTTGACCATGTCCGTATGCACTTCGGAGTCACCCAGCTTTTCAACCGTTGTGCGTCCGGGGCTGAAGTTTGCACGGACAAGGTTAGTCACCTTATAAGGGTTGTAGCGAATTGCTACAGGAGCGTTGTTGATAGAGAAGTCCGACACCCCAAGGATACGGTCAGCACGGATCTGCATTAGCGACACCGATTGACGCGCCATCTTCACTGCCTTAACTGCCTGCGCCTCAGTGCCACCAAGCGGCACAACACGCTGACGCACTCCCTTTCCTTCCAGCCCACGGTTCATCTCGGCGTGCGTGATCTTGCCCTTACGGTACATCGTCACAACTGACGCTCCGGGGCCTCCAACCATATCCGTGTTGAAGGTATGGATGTTTGCAAACTTATTCGCGTCCTCAGCGGCAAACTTGGTTGTGCGATTCTCGATGTTCAGGGCAGTGCTGATGACATCACGCATGGTTGGCGAGAAGTCCTTGAGTTCAGCGGCTGGAATCGGGTTGTCGCTGGAATAGTTGTCAAAATAGCGTTGCAAGTACGGAAGGAACTCCTGCATGGAGTCGATCCCTTTTGCGTTGAACTCTTCTTTGACAGCACGGATCTTCTTCGAAGCTCTCTTTGCGTAATCCCAAACTCTGGTGACATCGAGGCCAGACCATGTAACGCCACCTTTGGGAGCTTGCTGTATGGAGATTGGCAGGAATGCCCTGTTGCCGCGCCCGTAATAGACTTGGTCCCTGTTCCCCTTGTGCCTGCCAATGTCAGCCCAAGCGTCAACCATCACGATTTTGCCACCTTGCTGCTCCCGGTTGATCAGCTTGTTCACCCTTGCCTGTTCAGGCGTAAGTTGTCCTGTTCTTTCAAGATGATCAAAAAATGCCTCAGGAATGCTTTGCGAGAAGATCAACTGATCCTTGCCCGGCTTCATCTTGGATATGTTGCCATGAAAAGCACCTTCATATTGAAGTCGCTCAGTCACAAGCACCACATGATCCACAGGAGAGGTAGAGTTCAGAAAAGCTGCGTTGGACTTAAATGCCTCATTTAAGATCTTTTCCTTTTCAGACTTTGTAGTCTGATTACCATCAATCATGTCCTCATAGGACACAAACGGCTTTTCAGATCGAACATCAAAGTAGTAAGTCCCATCAGCCGTATTCTCTGCCGGGATCTCCTTTCGCCCTTCAGAAGCCGCCTCAAGATACCTATCCACCATCCGCTCAAGTGTAGGGTTGATCACTCGCTTGCCCTTCTCATTGAAGAAGTGCCCAGTGATAGGGTCGCGCATTGCGCCGATCTTGCTGGCATCAAAAGATGACAACAAGTTGCCCATCGTTTTGTCCCACAAACTGTCCCAGAGGTTTCTGATGTTTCCCTCCATTAAGTTCTTGGGCCTCAAGCCCGCCAGCTTGGCTCTTGCGTAATTTGCAGCGTATTCATTGAGAATAGGAGCAAGAATGTCCGCTTTAATGTCCGGCATCATGTTAGGGTCCAAAGCAACCCTGTTGATCATGCTGCGAAACTCAGCCGCCTTGGCTTTACCTGACTCCGTGCCAGTTTTTTCGAGAAGATCAATGTACCGATCCGCAAACATCTGTAGATCAGACAACATCTCTTTTGCCCGCGTAGGGCTTTTGCCAGTCCGTCTTGGAGCAAAGGTGGCATCATTTGATACCGCAGCCTGCTGTTGAGGATCAACCCCGCGGATCTCCATGTCGATGTTGCGAGCAACTTCCTTGATGATCGAGTCACTGACCATTCCGTGGAAGATCTCCTCCACCGCAGTGCCGGGGCTCAATGCAGAAGAATCCAACAGCACAAAGCTGCGCCCCTCTGGACCGCCAAAGAACTGTACGCCTTCGCCTGCATCCAATCCTGCGGCCTGAAGTTGACTGATCACCTCTGGGCTGCCGTCATGGAAGATCACCCTGTTGCCTGCCTTTTCGTGCGCTTGGGTGAGGGAAAGGATAAACCCCTTCTGCTCTGGCGTAAGGTCTTCACGATTGAATAAGGCCAGCCGCCCATTGACATCGTTAACCTTAATCTGCTGTCCATTGACATCAATTCCAGCTTCTGGCTGACGGCTACGGATGTCGTTGTCGAAGTATTCGCTTAACCTGCGGATCTTCTCGCCTTTAATCGCCCCCGGAACACCGGGCATACCAAACATTGCGCCGACACTTGCTCCGCTGACAAACCCTTCCATGAAGCCATGAATAGGGTCATCTTGAGCCGCCCCAGCTCGCATTGCGCCAAGACCACCCATAAACAGCCCTGTATCAAAAGCTGCGCCAGCAATGTGCTTCAAAGAATCAAAGACAGCTTCAGGCGGAGCAATCCGCAGTGCGCCCCTAGCTCCAGTGCGAACAACATCAGAGACGGTTGTTTCAGCTAGTTCCCTCAATGCTCCCCTTACAGGTTGCCCCTTTGCCATAGCCTCAGCTATTGCACCTCCAACCTCTCCAGCGGCACGCAATCCTTTTCCTGCAAGCCCAGCACCAACAAGAGCGCCTCCAGTATGGTAAATATCAAGGGCAAAAGCTGCAGCGCGACCAGCAATTACTTGCGCCCCTTTAGTTTCTGCATTTTCAGCTACAGATGACAGTACGCCATCAATCGTGTTGATGACTAACTTGGTTCCTGTCTCCAAGGCCTTGCCTGTGTACTCGGCAGCACCAAACGCAAGTTTAGGCAGCACTTCTCCGGCAAGCACCTTCGGCACCCCATACTTAAGGATGGAGTTAGCCGCCATCTTTGCGCCCAACTTCTCAAGTACAGCGACATTCGGAACAATCAAACTTGCATCCAAGAAGTTGCTGATAGAGTTGATGTCTGCAATATCCTGCTCGGTTGCTGCTGGCACATTTGCCGGAGCTTTCAATACCCGTTGAGCCAAGATGGAGTCTTGCTCTGGAGTTTGACCAGAACCTAGCAACGGAGAAAGGATTTCGCCAACCGTTGTCCCCTGTTGTGTAATCAACTCCCCTGAAGCCCTGCGCTTCATGGTGTCTAGCAGTTTGTTTTCCTGCTGGAAAAGCCGGTACTCAATCTCGTCGGTTTTATCCGTATCGTTGAGGATGTACTTCGTGATCCCCTTGTTGATGTAATCGTCAGCCATTTGGGCAAGCTGCCCAAGCCGTTCAGTTCCCTGAAGGCCACCCTCAATAGCATTCCATCTTGCCCTTGCCACCTTGCGGGCATCCGGGTCTGTAGAAAACAAGGCTTCCCCAGTTTTGGCTGCGCCTTTTACAACATCTTTAACGGAATCCACCGCAAGATCCATGTAGTTGACATTGACGCTAGTGCCCTGAATTGCCTGCTTTTCTTTCTTCCAAGCCTTGAAATCCTCAAAGGGCATGTTGTTCCTGTATTCAGGATCAAGCATGTACTGCACCTGAGTATCCGCAGAGTCCCGCGGGTTGTTTGCGTGGATGTCCTCAAGTGCCTTTTCCAGAGGCAGACTTTTAGGATAAGTCAACGCTACAACATTACCGTCATCGGTAAAGCGTGTTGGAAGGGCTATCTGATAAGTGTCAGAATTGGGATCAACTGGAAGCGGTTTGACTGGGATTTGTGAAAGCATATTAACATGCGCCTAGTCTTGGCTTTGCATTAGCGACGGCCAGACGGAACCGACATTAACAGAGTTGACCACCCCGGCGCTACTCTTTGCTGGTACAATCGTGGATTGCGGTTGTTGTTGCTGCTGGCTCGGCATGATAAACGAGTTCCTCATGGCAGGCCTGTTGCCTTGTATAGCATTGAGCCTTGAGCGGATTTCAGACAAATTACCTTTGTTCCCTCCGTACTCATCAACATAAAACAGGCCAGCATTGTCAGCGGCTTTGGTGCCAATTGTCTTTACATAACGATCTGTTAGCTGGTTGTGAGTCCTTGCTACAGAGCTGTGCATCTCAGTGGATTTCTTAATAAAGGACTGTGGGTCTTTTGTAAAAGAACTCCAAAAACCTCTTGAAGACATTGTCTTAAACCAAGCATTAGGATTAAGCCCCAACCCAAGATAATTGAAAAGCTCAGGCATTGTTCTATATGCCTCTTCAATCTGCAATGCCTCGGAAGACCCCGGAGTCGCAACGGACAACAAGATTTTGGGGACGTTAACAGAAAGAAAATTAGAAACTTCATCTTTATCAACTTTGTTGTTTAGTTGATTCTGAGCTGACTCTAAAATGTTCTTAAGGTTTGAAACAACTTGTCCAAACTGCCTGTACTGATTGGATGTGCCTACTGTCTTAGCAACTTCAAACTCGGGAGTCTTTGTCGGATCTTGAGCGTCAAACAGCAGGTCAAGTTTTGCCTTGTTGGTTTCAATGAATCGCTTTGCGGCGTCCTCGCCATATGCTGCACCAATTTGGTTTGATGCATCATAAATCTTCATAAGGTTAGCCTTCTTGGCTTCCTGTTCCTTATCAAACCTAAACTGTTTTGCCTCACCGGGGCTTTCCTTTAGTAGCCTGTTGTACTCTTTGAGGATTTCGTTTTCAGGCGCGGCTTGCGGCTTTTTTGCTACAGGCTTTTGTACAGGTTGTTCAGCAGGCTCGGCAGTAGGCTGTGCTACGGGCTGTTCCGCTGGCTTTTGTCTTGCGGCATCAAAGGCCTGCCTCTCCTCTGGAGTTAACTCTACAACTTTCTTTGGAGGAGTATGTCGATACTGATCTTCTTCGTCTGGAGTAAGCTGATAACCTTCAACAGATTCAACTGTAGGCTTTCCATATCCCATTGGCTCTTCACCAGAAACAATCGGCTCTCCCTGCCTCAAATAATCAGAAAGCGCAGCAAGCTGCTTGATCCCGCCACGGGTCATTATGTTTTCAGGAATGTAGTCAGCAAGAGGCATAGCGGTCGTTACTTTAGGTAAAATGGCGAAGCCATATATTCATTGTGCAACTCAGGAGTAATCTTAGTGGTAGCTGGCAGTCCTTTGCTCTTAAGAAACTCCTCCAGCCCTATTGCTCCAGTCTGTGAAGGCTCGGCAGCCGCACCAGCCGCTGGCAGGTCAAGTGCCTTAGGGCCGAATGGGTTATCGAAATTAATGGTTGGAAGTTCGTATGTTTGCTTTTTTGCGCCAGAAGCCATTGCGGCGATTATGGATCTTTCTTTTGCGCCTTGCTGTTGGAGCAGCTCTCGTCCAGTTGCGCCACTTTCCTGCATCCCGACCTTTTGCATCTCCATTGTTTGAGACAGCCGAGCCGGAACAACCGTGCTTAAAAGGTTCAACCGCTCAGACGGCTTCATGTCTTTTGTGGATGCAAGAAACGACTCGGCTTGTTGCTTGTTAAGTCCAAGCATGTTTCTGCCAACATCGTTCCCAAGAAGGCCTTCATAGGACTTTATCTTAGCATCCCTATCTTTGGCTTCCTTAAGGTATCCAGCAATCGAAGTAATGCCCTGACCTATCCCTTGCCCTAATGCAGCATACCCGCGGCCTTCAAGCTCTCCCGCTTTTCCATAAGCCTCGGCAATGCCAGCTCCCATCATGCTCATCGCCTGCGGGGCGGCTCCGCTGTAAAGTTCGCGTGGTTTGGCCATATAGTTAGTGCTTGATCTTTGAATCCATCCAGAACCTCAAGGCGCGTTTCACCAGAGGCTTGTCTTTAATGAAGTTGGCAAATTGTTGGCCGTACTTGACGTAAGCGTCAAACAGCCACGACGGTGCATCCATAATCATCCATTTACGGAACTCCAGCCACTTTGGATTTGTCTCACCGTAAACTTCCCTAGCCACCCAGCAAAGTGCCAGTCCAGCGCCCATAAGAAGGCCACCGCCAATTGATCCCCACATGGAGTTCTTCCCGGCAGACTTTGCCGCCGCCGCTTGCGCTTGTCCTGCTGCGTACTGCATTTGCGAGTTATACGCCCCGTAAATCGACCCCATGCCGGTTTGGCTTTCAGGGTTGAAGTATTGAGGTCCAGCCTGCTGTTGTCCCATCATTGCGTTCTGTATGGCAGATCCGCCAAATGCGCCAGCGTATAGTGGCTGCTGGTAGAAAGATGTAATTGCAGGTGCAGATTGCTGTGCAAGATAACCGCCCAAGGCAGTACCAGTTTGAAGCAACTGTTGCTCGCGAGCCTGACGATAGTTGTAACGATTCAACACCTCTGCAAGGCTGGACTGTCCACCAAGGGCTGTTCCTCTTGCGGCAAAGGCAGCACGGCTCTCTTGGTCAACCATTCGCTGCTCTTCAGGAGACAGGTAAGTTCCGTTGGCTTGAAGTCCAGACAACTTTTGCTGCGCGTAATCTTGAATGGCTTGATTGATGCCAGCAACGCCCTGTGCCTGTTGATATGCCTGAATGTACCCCGGCGCACGCTCTTGCAACCCACGTTGCTGGGCCTGCTGCTGCGCCTTCATGTAATTCTCTTCTAGCTGAGAATACTGAGGCTGAAGCTGCTGATATAGGTTAAGCTGACTTTTCGCTGCTTGAGAGGCAAGCTGATCCTGTAGCGCCTGATATTTAGGCTGATACTCCGCCTCACGGGCGTATACCTGCGGGGCCAAATCAATCTGAGCCTGCAAGATTTCTCGCATGCTCTGCTGGTAATTCGGTGCCGCCGGGGCCTGTACAGTTGTCTTACTTCCGCCCATATAAAAGTCTTTCTAATTTCTTGGCAGTGACTTGAACGGCATGATCCTGTCTCCATGCCCAAACTTGTGTGATAGGTGGTTTCCGCTGGAAAAACTGGTTAAACATCTCAGGAACTGCTTCAGGCCTTTCAGACCACGCAAGATGGATTGTCCAAACACCATTAGGCTTTCTCCACCTCCAGTTAAAATCACTAACACCCGGGTGAACAGTAGATATGCCTGTGATGATTCCATTGTGCCTTGCAACGTAAATGCTGTCATGCACGCCATAAAAGCTAAGGTAACCATCAACGTCATCCCTAGACACTTGTCCAAGAAGTTTAAGATGGTTTCTGGTTTGCTCATATAGCGTGTCTACAAGTTGTTCCCATTCGGGAATGGTCATAAGGCCCTGACAATGTACATCATTGACACGTTAACTGGACGGGTTTCTACGCCAGTGTTTGTGCCTGTTGTTTGGGAAAGTTCATAGCTTGGCGCTCCGCCTCCAAGTGTATATGCGGCAGACCTAAGACCCCCGGATGGAACACTGTGAGTATGCGGCCCAACTGCTTGATCTTGAAACGTCAATGGCTGACGATTGATGTCAGGGTCCATGTTTGCCCGTCCACGGTTCGCGCCACGAATAAATACGCCTCGCAAGTCTGGAAGGTTTGCTCCGTAAATGGCAGCTAGGTCTGGGTAAGTCGTAGAGTTAATTGCTGCTCCATTGCATTCCAACCATCCAGCCGGAAGAACAGTAACCCCCCACATGATAATTCCGCCAATGGGGATATTTGTGGCAACTGGGATTACGGCATTGGCTACAATGCTGCTGACGGTTGTCTTATGGAGCAAGTTTGTTGATGGCCTGCGGATCAGTACCTCGTCAGCGTTAGCTGCTGAAACCGAACTTTGCTCAGAGATAGCTCCCGGCAAAATGGTGCCGTTATCTACAAGGTTGTTCAGTGAGTCTGCTGTGACTTGAGAATTTGAGCCGGGGTAGTTATTGAAGGCTGGTACGCCTTTTGAAAGTTGGGATGGCATAAGCTATTCTTGGCTAATCATCGGCCTATTAGAGACTATTGCATGAACTGCCACGGATTTCAAGGCTGGTCTTCCATTCACAAAACTTATGGTAGTGTCTATAGATGCGCCCCTTGCAGCAATTCTGGGCCTTAACGTCCCATCTGATTGTCCACTAAATGTGTAATCCAAGACAGTCTCGGTAACGTCTGGGTCGTGCGTTGAGGTGCTGATGGAAACTGAGTCATTCCCGACATTGTTGAATTGATACTCCCCTCGGCTGTATCGTTTTTCAAACATGCTGCCCATCGTGTACTCTCTTGTACGGACAGAGGCATTGATTCGTTCGTATGGAATTACGCCTGAGATAATCGTGCCACTAACAACTGACGTTGATGGAGGCACAAGATCAAATGGCAATGATGGAACGCCACCTGTTTCAGCGCGAAGCTCATCGCCTGCATCTTGATTCTCAGACAGGAAAACACCGCCGTAATCAATTGGCACAGCCGTTCCAGTGAAGTTGGTCATTATCATCAACCTGCGTTGATTGATATAAGAACACTGAATTAAGTTGTCGCTGTACAACCCCTCTGGGTACGAGTCTATGGACTCCCATGCTTGGTTTAGCGTGTTGTAAACCAGTGTCCTGTTGTTTCTGTCAAAGATCCTGTAGACATTGACTCCGCCAACCTGAATGTCCGGCAGAATAGCCCCTTGCAGCACAACAAAGTAGCCAAACGAATTTGCACTAAGCGCAACTACTGTAGTTTGACCAAAAATATTTGCGTAAGTTGATGGGATATAAATGCCGTCACTAGAGATCCGAATTGTGTATGTTTCTGTCTCTTGAAGGCTAAAGCCAGTCAGCCCAACCCCGACAACTTGATAGATGTTTTGTCCACCTACCGTAGAGTCATAAGTAATTGCAATCGTACACTGACCGGGAATGTTCCAAGGAACAGCCATGTAAAACCTGTTGTTATAGTAGGCAGATGCTGAGTTGCCTGCCGCGGAGTAGTTCAGGTTTAAGAAGAAATCGGCAATCGGCTCGCTCAATGGCAGCGTGTTCCCAATCAGCTTCAAGTCAAGCTGCGGAGTAATCATCTGAACTCCATTGGAAGACAGGAAGTAGACAAACTGCCCAGCCGAAACAATTGACCGTCTGGACAAACATCCAATCTCAGTTGTGACTACAGTGACTTCGCTCTTGTCCGGGATGGATGGATCAATCTTAGTGTCGATGAAGGCCACAAAAATGGACTTCTCCATAAACACCAGAAATTGGTTTTGCACCCAAGGAAGCACGCCAACAATCGAGTCATTCCCGCCTTGGTTGACCACAAACGTGTTTGTGACAAAGTCAAAGTTGGCACTCAGGATGTCACTTGCAGATATGCGCTGCGGATGGACGTTGCAAATAATCCTGTTCTGAAAATACATCCCAAAATCAGAGCAAGGAACAGATCCAAAGAGTGTGGTAAACCCAGTCTGCGTCTGTACGTTGTTGGGAATTGATGTCTGCGGAACAATCGCAATACTTGTACCATTCCAGACAAGAGGAGGCTTGCACTTGACTACGCACCCATAGATCGTGCCGACGGTGGCGGCTGGAATGGATGCTCCTGTAGTGTTTGTGTAGTCAAATGTGAACGAAACCCCAGCATTGACAGTCTTTACAATAAAACTGTTTAGAAGGTATGTGTTTGGAGCTGTAAGGTTAAATATGGTGATCTCGTCGTTTACCGCATACTGAGTAGAAAATCCATTTATCCAAGTTGCTGTTACGGTTACTGTGTTTCCTGCGCTTACTGCGGCATGAGTAAAAGACAGTGCTGATGTCGTGGACGTAGATCCCGTTCCGTAGCGGGTATCCCTTTCCATCCCCCGAAAGATGTACAGCTTGTCCAAAGCCTGCACTACATCACAGATCCCGCCTTGAGTGATGGTTCGACCCGCAGGGAACAGATATGCTGGCGATGTGTATGACGCTTGTCCGCCTTGCTCTGGACGGTACAGATACATCCTATCTGAAAATACCATCACGATGTTATCGCGTCCCTGAGCGTCAACAAACAGGCCGGAGCCGACCATAGACAGATTGATCATGCCTATAGGCGTAAGCCGCTTAGTGCCCCTTCTGGGCTGTGCAATGCCCCTCTCCAGCCTCATGTTGTTTGAGGCCTGAAGCATACTTGGCTTCAAGTTTGCAGGATCGAGCCTACTGGCAAAGCCAGTAAACATGTCGTCGCCTTCCGCTTGAAGTTCTTGAGGCATTAAGAAATGAGTTTACTGAGTTTGTCCACGAGACGCTGAAGGTCATCACGGATCTCAATCATGCGTTCATTGTGCATGTCCTCTTCCTCGCCATCATCCTCTCCATCCATCATATCCTCTTCTTCTCCGTAACCACACTCAGAGCAAGTGCCGTCAGATTCCATTGGCGAGTCGCACTCGGGGCAAGAGCGTTGTTTGTCCATCATGGGGCCGCCAAGGATGGCTAGCAGTGAAGTCATTGATTTAGGCATAAGATTAAGCGATTAGGGATTGTCCTTTTTCCCTGCGAACACACAGCTCACTAAGAGGATAAGGAGTATTGTATTCAAAATGAGGCGAATCATACAGCTTTTTAAAGTTGCCGCCCCATCTAAGATTGTGTTTTTCGCAGAGGGTTGAGGCATGTTTATGCATAAGATCAGCCGTCTTTTTGTCAGCGGGTGTGCCATCATCCATGTACACTTTGCCCTTGAAGACTCCGCAGTCGATGGCGAGTCCGAAGTTGTGCATGGACGATCCGGGTTTGGCATTGGTGACTATCTGGCCCGGCGACGTGCGTCCTTTTGCATACAGCGCAGCTTGCTCTTCCCATGAGCGAGTTCCGCAGATGATCTTATAGTCCAGCCCATCCTTTGCGACCAGCTCTTTGGCATCAAGCAAAAAGGCTATAAATGCGTCCTGAACTTCAGGAAGCAGTGTCTTGATATGCTTGGCTGAACGCTCGTCAATCACAGTTTTTCGTTTCGAACTACGTCGATTACGCCAAAAATTGCGACAATGCCTTGCGCGATAGCTCCGCCAATTCCAGTGCTGTACAAGCCGATAGCAGCGCCAAGTTTAGCAAGTCCAAGCCAAGTAGAAGGTTGTTTGAGGTACTCTTTCATAATTAGTTGTGGAGTTGAGCAATCTTTTCCCAGAGTTTGAGCCTGTCCTGCTCGCACTCAGAGATTTTACACTCCAATTTGTTTAGTTTGCTGTGAAGATAGTAAAGAGCCATAGCCAGAAGCGATACCGTAAGGCCTTGCTCAAAGATGTGGTTTAAAACCTTGGTTACAAACTCGTCCATAGTTACTTCTTCTTTGCTGTCTTGGCTGACTGTCTAAAAGCCTTTGCGGTTGGCGCACCCTTGCTTCCGGGTTTCCGCATTCTTTCCTTGCTACCAGCGGCGATGCGCTCGCGTTTGGCGTGAATATTGGCGTAGAGTCCTTTTTTCATGTTAGCACTTCCATCTCCGCATACTTGCGCGTGCCCGTTCTGCTGGGCCTTTAGCCTTGGCTACGACACCAGCCATCCTAGCGCAGAATGACTTCTTCCGTCCAGCGTCAGCCTTTGTCTTTGGATTAGGGGCGGGAGCCTTCAGGTTGCTGCCAGTCTCACGGTTGTACTTAGCGCGCCCTTTAGCTGTCAGACCTGCACCTTTAGACACAGGCAGCTTTTCGCCGCGACCAACCGCTAGTGATACTGATTTGCGAGGCATATTAGAAGAACGGAGTCACTGGCGTTGCTTTAAAGTAAATCCAATCAAGAGATATGATTAACGATGTTGGGTCAGCAGAAACCCTCTGTAGTGTCGTAATTACTCCAAGTCTATTTGCTGCAATTGGAATGTTTGTCGTGTGCGTTGCTACAACTACTCCGTCAATTTTTGCAATAACCTGAGTTGCCGCCGAGTTGATTGAGATTTCGTATTTATTGAATGTGTTAGTTACAAGGTTAACTCCAGTTGCCGTTACTGTTTCGACGTTTCCGTTCCTTGTAACAAATTCAATCGCATCAGAGTTTGTTGCTCTAAAGTAAACTCCACTAATTGGCTCTGCTATTCCAGTTTGGGCAACAATGCTCAAAAACCCAAATCGTAAAAATCCAGTTGTTGCGCCACCGAGCCAAGTTGCAGTGTTTCTTGTAAAGGAAGTTGCATATTCATATGCAATGTTGCTACCTCCGATTGAAATTGCTGTTGGAGCGTTGTTTATTGCAGCACGTTGATCTGCAACAGCAGCAGTTCCAGTAGAAAGATTTATCACTCCAATTTTTGAAGTGTACGATCCGTTTGATCCTAGCGTTCCACCGCTATTGGATGCTGCCATATTTCCAAGAAACGGAGTGCTGGACGATAGGAAATGCTCAAAAAACTCGTACTGAAGACTTGGGCTTGTGCCAATCGCAATCGAGCCAGCTCCGTTTGTAACAGTAACATTTCCTGTTCCTGTTAGCGTTGCCTTTGTCAGAGTGTTTCCAGTGCTGTTCCCAATTAAAAGCTGACCGTTTGAATAGGAAATTTGCCCAGTTCCTCCAAGGTCAATCGCCAGTGGAGATGCGGATGTAAGCGCAGTCTGCGCCCCGATTCCAGAAGGCGTAATCGCCGAACTGGTGGCTGAGGTCAGGCGACCATAAGCATCAACTGTAAGAGCGGCTACCTGAGTTGCAGACCCATAAGATCCCGGAGTGACTGCTGTGGTCGCTAAAGATAACGTCCTGTTTGCGGTCAGATCGCCACCGCCAGTCAACCCTGTGCCAGCAGATACCGTGCGTGAAGTTGGAACTCCACCAATGTTGGTCAGTGCGGTAGCCGTGTTGGCGACATCAGACAGGTTATTGGCAGAAAGGAGCGCCCCTGCTGCCGTGGTTAGTCCACCGACATTAATTGTCCACAAGCTGTATGACCCTGCTCCAGTGTGCTGTGTGACATCTACAACCAGCGTTGTGCCGGAGTAGGTAACAACCGTTCCGTGCATGTGGTTATTGGCGTCGTAAACCATCGTGCAATCCTGCGTAGGCGTGTACGAAAGCCCAGCTTCTACCGTAAACGTCTTCGTGCCGTTTCCAATTGTCTGTGGATCTGTAGATGTAGTGAGATAGCTGTCGCCCTTATTGCTCTGCACAAATGCAGTGGTAGCAAGCTGAGTTGTGTTGGTGCCAGCAGAAGCTGTAGGGGCCGTTGGCGTGCCTGTAAACGCTGGAGAGTCAAGCGGGGCAGCATCAAGGTTGGCTGGTTCCCAATACTGGCCTTGATACCTTAGTACTTGGCCTGAGCTTGGAAGTGCTTGGGAAATTGATTTCCCCTGCAATCCAGTAACAGTTGGCGAAGTTAAAAATCCAGCAATATCTCCTCCTGTAGCCTCTTGAGCAACAGGCATTGCTCCAATTGCTTCTGGCGTAATTGTAGCCACTCCTGTGGATGCAATCCTTCCGAATGTGTCTACCGTAATTGTAGGTACTTCCGAGGAAGACCCCATTGAAACAGCTTCGGTCGTTAAAGCGGCAAGCTGAAGTGTACGACTAGCAGAAATATTGCCTCCGCCAGAAAGGCCTGTGCCTGCATTGATTGATATGGCAGACAACTGTGCAGTTGTTAATGCCTGTACTTGGGCACTGTTTGTAAATCCAGAAAGTTGGCCTGTAGTAGCAAATCCGCTGATCTGCGATGTAGTTGCAAACCCAGAAGCCGCATCAGTAGAAAGTGCCCCAATGGAAGCTGGAGTAATGGCTGCGATCTGTGCAGATGCTAATGCCTGTACTTGGGCGCTATTTTGAAAACCAGAGATCTGCGTAGTCGTTGCATAACCACTCAGCGCGGCTGTTGCCAGCGCAGATGCCTGAGTCGTGGTCGCGTAGTTTGCCTTTACGAAGGCTGTGTTGGCGATCTGTGTGCTATTGTTCCCAAGAGATGCAGTAGGCGCAATTGGTGTGCCAGAGAAAATAGGAGAAGCCAACGGGGCAAGTCCTGCAAGCTGTGCGGTGGTGGCTAGTCCAGACAACTGGGCCGTGGTAGCTAGTCCTGAAACTACAACAGACTTTGCCGCAGTCTTTGTTGTACCACCTTGGTTAAGAACCAAAATGTCAGCATTGTTGACAACAGATGCCGTTGGAAGTGCAGAGATTTTTACGTCAGCCATACGATTAACTAATTAAAGCCCAAGAGAGAGAAGATTCGTCCCAACTGTATTTATTGCCGTCAGAAGGATATGCCACAGGAGGACTCCAAGTACAAGTGTCTTCGTTTAAAAGCCATGAAGGATATGGCTGTGGGGCATAGAATGCATCTCGCACTTCATCGTATACATATCCAATTCCAGCGTAATTCTTGCGAAGTGGTCTGCCTTCTGGATGTTGCCCAGCATGTGTGTTGTAGCTTGTCTGAATCCAAGTTCCCGGCAGTATGCCTAGGTCAATGAACTCTTGGTCGGCAACAATTACCTGCTGCACTATCCCGTTTTCTACTTGAGCAAAGTGAGCCATGTTATGCTGTAAGGATAAATGCCCCTGAAGATGTAAATGTATGTCTTACAGTTCCTGCTACTGGCACTGTAATTGTGCCTCCTCTTGCAAGGATCACAGAACCAGCGGATGCATATTGAATAATTACAATGCCAGATCCTCCGTTTCCACCCGGCCCACTAAGACTTACTCCAGCTCCGCCGCCAGTGTTTGCTGCTGCACTAGCTGATGAAGCATTGTCAGCCAACGCTGCTACTGTTCCTCCTCCTGTTCCGGCAGCAGCGGCTGTCCATGTGCCGTTATACCACGCGCCTCCACCTCCACCTCCGCGAACAACACTATCTGTTGCAGAACATGCTAATCCATTTCCGCCGCCACCACCTCCTGTTGAAGTCGCATTAGCTCCAGCAGCACCTGCTCCGCCACCTCCACCGCATCCCCAATCGTAAAATGTTGATGACGTGCAAAGTCCGCCATTATTTCCCTGCCCAACAATGCCAAGTCCTGCTGGATATGTAGTTCCAAATCCAAACACGCCACCGCCAGACCCTCCATTTGTAGCACTGCCACCGCCACCAGCAGCCTCAACATACATCCCAAATCCATTATAAATTAAACTTCGCGAGCCATTTTTACCAAATCCATCTGCAATATTAATAGTCCCTCCGGGAGCGCCAGCTCCACCAGCTCCGACTACAATATACGCCATTCGGTTGATTGTTATAGAAGTTGCCTGCAACAAACCACCTCCACCACCCGTACCCATTCCAAAATATCTATTAACAGAACCTCCGCCTCCGCCTCCACCTCCAGCAAGTACGCTATAGTTAACTACAAGCGATCCAGTTCCAACGCGAGCTGCTCTATATGGCCTAACAGCTCCACCTGCAAATGTTGCTAAAAATGGCATATATTAAACAGCAGCAGCTCCCCAACTTGAAACACTTCCAAGAACGCTAAACACATTATCAGCAGTTTTAATAATAACAAATGACCAAGCGTCAATTCCGTTTGGAGTTGGAACAGGAGTTGCATTATTAACCCATCTAAGTGTTCTATTTGCAGTTCCGCCTGAATCAATTGTAAAGTTTGCGTTTGATACAAGGCCATATCCAGTTGCTCCAGTTGTGTTTAAAAACACAATAGTAACAGACTGACCAATGCTGAGTGATGCATTTAGTGTTGTGCCGGAGTTTCCTCTGACGTTAAGCGGCCATGCAGCAGTTGCTGAAGATGTGTAATACAAAACACCCTGAGATAGTGCGTCAAATTGAATTACTGAAGCATTTGCTGCATTTGCACTGATGTTAATTGTTTCTCTAACAAATCCAAAATTTGTAACAGTTACAGATGCTGGAACACTTGAAGCTGATGTAATTCTTCCAAACTGATCTACAGTAAGTGCCGCAATTTGCGTTGAGCTTCCGAATGACCCAGCCGCAACTCCGCTTGTGGCAAGTCGATTTACATCCAGCGTTCCACTGGTAATTTGAGAGGCATTAGTTAACTGCGTTACAGATGCACTAGTAGCACTTGTGATGCGGCCATAAACATCAACGCTGATAACTGGAACCGTAGTTGCAGATCCATAGTTTGTAGCAACAACGCCACTAAATGGAAGCCTTGCTAGATTTAGCAGGCCAGAACTTATGTTTGCTGCGTTAGTGGTATCTGTAAATGCAGATGCCGCCAGTCCAGAAATCTGAGCAGACCCAATTCCAGCAATCTGCGCCGAAGTAATTCCAGATCCGATCTGCGATGCCGACAAAGCGGTGACTTGAGCAGATGTAATTCCCGGCTGAATTTGTTGAGCCGAAATGCTGACAATTTGCGCCGAAGTGATTCCTGAGCCGATTTGGCTGGCAGACAATCCTGTTACTTGGGCCGAAGTAATTCCTGCGCTAATCTGCTGTGCAGAAAGGCCAACAACTTGAGCAGATGTAATCCCCGTGCCAACTTGGGAAGCTGATAGGCCAGTCACTTGAGCTGAAGTAATTCCAGCAGCAACCTGCGCCGCAGAGATTCCTGTAATTTGATCGGAAGTTAATCCGGGTAAAACTTGGCTTGCGGCGATTGAAATAACTTGCTCCGTTGCACCAGTCATTACTCCGTTTACATCAACGGAAAACTTTCCAATGCTGTTTGCAGTACCATACGTTCCAGCAGCAACTCCAGTTGGAAACAGGGCAGCAATTGACTGTGTTTCAAGCGAGGTGATGCGCCCGTATGTGTCTACGGTAATGACCGCAGACTGAGTGCTGGACCCCGCCGTAATTGCAGGAACGCCAGTTGTTGATAGCTCAAGCTGAAGTGCGCCAGAGTAGTTGATTGGACTGTTGCCAACCACAAGCGTGTTTGACTCTGCACCCACAGATACAACTGTACCTCCAGCAGATCCAGAAATTGGAACATCAGATGCACTGATAACTCTGCCCTTGTTATCTACAGTAATCTGAGAAATGGTTGCAGGCGATCCATACGTTCCAGCAGACACGCCGCTATTTGCAAGCCTTTCGGGATCGAGAGTACCTGTCGTTAAATCGCTTGCGTTATTACCCGGCAGCACAGGAGTGGAAGTTGCAACTGTTACACGCCCTTTGTTGTCTACAGTCAAAACAGGAATCTGTGCCGAGCTGCCAACCGTTCCAGCAACTACGCCACTCGTTGCAAGCCTGTTTGGATCAAGCGTTCCGCTTGTGATGTTGCTTGCGTTAACAACAAGCTGGCTTGTCGAGGCCGCAATAACCCTTCCCTTGTTGTCTAAAGTAAGAACAGGAATCTGCGTAGAACTGCCAACTGCCCCAGCAGTCACTCCACTTGTAGCAAGGCGAGCGGGATCAAGCGTTCCAGTGATGATATTGTTGGCATTAACAGCAATCTGTTCAGTTGCAATCGAAGTCACCCGTCCCTTGGCATCAAGAGTAAGAACTGGGATCTGAGTCGAGCTTCCGTATGTCCCTAGCGTAACCCCGCTATTTGCAAGTCTGGTTGCACTTAACGTACCGCTAGTGATGTTGTCTGCATTGACAAAGATTTGCTCCGTAGCAATCGAAGCAACACGCCCCTTTGTGTCCAGCGTCAAAACCGGGATTGCTGAGGTTGATCCGTAAGTTCCAGCCGTGCAAAGCGGGATGAGTTCTGGATTTGGATACGTTCCAGTCAAGTCTCCACCTGCTGCTCCAGTAGGAATGCGGCTATTAGACAGCCTAGCATCATTGCCCTGACATGCATTTGCTGCACCAGTACCAAGCTGAACAATGCCTTGCTGGCTTGTGGAAGCCACAGGAAGCAGGTTTGAAACAACCGTTCCAGCCGTTGCCTTCTTTGTAACTCCATTCTGAACAATAGGAACAAGATCCCCGGACGTTACCGTTGGTGCTGATGGAAGATCGGAAATGCGGGTACTCATGTTAGCCTATGGTTAAACGGTCGCTGGATTCTGTGTTGATGAAATCTCCAAGCTCATTAAGCAGTCTGTCTGCGGTTACTGGAGGTGTAGAGGTTGCTTTCTTTTTGAAGTTAAATGTCAAGGTTGATCCAGACACTTGTACTCTTGCAAAATTCTTACTAAAAGGCAAAGCAGGATTTACGTTCCTCTTGCGAATAAACTTGGTAATCATACTAGTAGGTGTAGACCATGTTCATCTTCTGAACTTGTCCCTGCTGTCTAATTAGAACGTCGATTTGCTGTTGGACGGCAGCTTCTGCAAGTTGATCGCAAACATTAGCCTCTTCAGGCCTGCCTTCTGAGCGAAGGAAGTCCGCGGCAGCTCCGTTGATCAAGTAGTCCCTAAACCTGTTTGGGATGTCGAGCTTGCGCCATACAGTAAGCCCGTATTCG